ACGCCTATGTCTGAAGATGGATCTATTGACTGCTCTATCGTAATAGATACTGTTAATCGATTGAAACAGTGTCAAAGCGGTATTATTGTAGTAAAATCTACAGTAACGCCTGACGTTGTTGCCAAGCTTACAACTGGCAGTAGTGGTCATAGAGTTGTTTACAATCCAGAATTCTTAACAGAGAAAAACGCTAATGAAGATTTTATCAATTCAAAAATGCATATCTTTGGTGGGGCACAAGAAACATGTGAACGACTTAAAATAGTATACACTAAACATAGTTTATGCAAGCCATGTCCAGTGTATTATATGAGTGCCACAGATGCTAGCTTTGTGAAGTATGGAATCAATTGTTTTCTAGCTTCTAAAGTTTTATGGTTCAATCAATTTTATGATGTAGTGTCTGACTTCGGTGGAAACTTTAGCCAAATTATTAATGCAATTAGTAATGATGATCGTGTTGGAACAAGTCACACCCGTGTTCCGGGTTTTGATAGTAAGCGAGGATATGGCGGCGCATGTTTTCCAAAAGATACAGCAGCATTTGCAAACTTCTCTAAAACTTTTACAGTCTTAGAAAAGATTATTGAAGAAAATAATGTTTATCGAAATCAATACGAAAAAGATGAAAGAGAGTTAGCGCAAAATGTTAATTACGGATAATTGAAAAATGAATTACGCATCAATAGTTCCTCTTATAGGTGGGGAAACCATAGCAATGGAAAACGTATTCGGGAAACGTCCTGAATACATTTTATCTTACACGGACTTTGAAGCAAATGATAGTCAACTTCTTAACCATTACGATAATAGCGTTCCTTATCTTAAGCTTGATGTGGGTCAGCTGGCTCCTCATAGTGTGGACGTTGTCAATACTGTATGCCCTTGTGCAGGTTTGTCTTCCCTTTCTCCTAGTAGCAATGCTAATAGCAGCACTAATGATTGGATGGTCAAGTCTGCAGAGTATGTTTTAGAGTCAATCTCTCCTACTGTATTTTGGGGAGAAAACGCTCCTAGGTTAGCAAGTAAAATGGGTGAAAACGTAGTAAGTCAATTACGCGATTTAGGTCGAAAAAACGGCTATACATTTAGCATGTATAAAACTAAATCTCTTTTACACGGTCTTGGCCAAGTGAGAGATCGAGCATTTTACTTTTTTTGGAAAGGCAATTCAGTTCCTATCTTTGATTACTATAAAAGACCTTATGAAAAAATTGAAGATACTATCAGATCAGCTGCTACGAATGAAGATGATCCTATGTCTAAAATTTTAACAAATTCTAAGACGCCATCAGAAGAACCTTTTTACAAATACGTTTTACAAGAAATGCATGGTGGTATTACTCACATGGAATTCTTTGATTCAATCGAAAAAACTACAAATCCATTACATTATATTGAAGATAAGGGTGTAGATTACGCCGATGTTGCTAAATGGATGGATGCAAATGGATATGAAAACCATGCTCGTAAATGTAGAAGAATGGGTGATAAACTTAAAGCTGGTGGCAATATCATGAGAAAAACTACTGAAATCGGCAAAGATAAAATCGGCGCGTTTGTTGGTCACTTTCCATTAGAACTTACACATCCTGATCAAGATCGTTATCTTACAGTAAGAGAAGCATTGGCCATTATGAAAATGCCAAAAGATTTTCAATTAGTAGGAGGCAAGAAAAATATTAATATGATTTGTCAAAACGTACCTGTTACTACAGCTACTGATATGGCACACAATGTTAAAAGATTTGTTGAGGGAAACGCTAAACTTGTTGAATCTGAATTTGCTATTCAATGCAATAAGACTGAAACATTTTGGTCAGAAAAAAAACCAGCTACATTAGAAGCATTTATTTAGTGTACAATCTAGATATTATGTGGTATAATATAGAATATAAAGGAGAATTATATGAGTATAATGGATAAACTAAAAAGTAACTCAAAGCTAAAAGCTTCAGAAGTGCTTTCGGAATCTAAGTTTTTTAACGAAAAAGACATGGTTTCAACCAGCGTGCCGATGGTAAATGTGGCATTGTCTGGATCCGTGGATGGCGGAATTTCACCTGGACTCACAGTATTAGCAGGTCCATCCAAACATTTTAAAACATCCTTTGCTCTTCTAATGGCTGGTGCATATCTTAAAAAATATCCAGAAGCTGTGATGTTATTTTATGATTCTGAATTTGGTTCACCACAATCTTATTTTGAACAATTCGAAATTGATACATCTAGAGTATTACATACACCAATCACAAATGTTGAAGAACTAAAATTTGATTTAATTGGTCAGCTTGAAGGTTTAGATCGCAAAGATAAAGTTATTATAGTGATTGACTCAATTGGAAACTTAGCTTCTAAGAAAGAAATGGACGATGCTTTAAGCGAAAAATCAGTTGCAGATATGTCTAGAGCAAAAGCACTAAAGGGTTTATTCCGTATGTGTACGCCATATCTTGCTATGAAAGATATTCCAATGCTTGCTGTAAACCATACATATCAAGAAATTGGCCTCTTTCCTAAAGCTATTGTGTCAGGCGGTACAGGTATCTATTATTCTGCATCAGACATTTGGATCCTTGGACGTAGGCAAAACAAAAAGGGTACTGAGGTTACCGGATATGATTTTGTTATTAACGTTGAAAAATCTCGTTATGTTAAAGAAAAATCAAAAATTCCTATCTCAGTATCGTGGGAAGGTGGCGTAGAACAATATTCCGGTTTACTTGATGTTGCACTTGCTGGAGGATATGCACGCAAGCCAAGTAATGGTTGGTATGAATCAGTTAATCCTTCTAGTGGTGAAGTATTATCTGAAGGTAAGGTGCGTGAAGCAGGTACTCTCCAACAAGAATTTTGGGATCCTATTTTTGCACAGACTGATTTTAAAGAGTTTATTAAAAAGCAATATACCATTGGTCATAAAGATCAGGTTGTACTAGAGCTGGATGAAGAGTGATGATGTATGAAGAAAATATTGATTATGAGTTAGTTCCTTCTAGCAATGATGAAGATCATTGGAATGTTAGAATTTTAACTGGTGATTATGTTGAGTCTGTTGTAGCTTTTGGTCATATTGAATTAAAAGATAGTATTGGCGATCAATCATCTCAAATGTCTTTTAATTTCGATTTAATATTTTCGCCAGATTCAGAACTAACTGTTGAACAAATAGAATTTCAAAGCTATGCTGGAGACTTGTTAATGTCAATTATCGAGTCTTCACTTGAAGCGAATTCAGTTCATATAAAAGAAAGAGGCAGCGATGGAAACAATTCAACAAAATGAATTCAATTGAACAAACAATTATAAAAAACATTATAACTAATGAAAATTTTATGAGAAAAGTCTTGCCGTTTATCCGGCCAGACTATTTTGAAGGCACTTACCAGAAACTATTTAAGGAAGTTGCCAAGTTCGTACAAAAATACAATAAGCTTCCAACAGCTGAAGCTTTTAAAGTTGAGTTAGATCAAAGTGATAATCTTACTGATGAGCAATATCGCCATGCTGTAGAAATTATTCCTCAGCTTTTTGATGGTGAAGCAAGTGATCAGCAATGGCTTCTTGATACTGCGGAAAAGTGGTGCCAAGATCGTGCTTTATATAATGCTGTTATGGAATCTATTACCATTATTGATGGCAAGCATAACACTCTCACAAAGAATGCCTTACCTGATATCTTAACAAAAGCACTTGGTGTTACATTTGATACGAATGTAGGTCATGACTATATTGAAGACGTGGAACAAAGATACGAATTCTATCATACAGTTGAAGATAAAATACCATTTGATCTAGATTATTTAAACAAAATTACAAAGGGTGGTCTGCCAAAGAAAACTCTGAATATTGCACTCGCTGGTACAGGTGTAGGTAAATCATTGTTCATGTGTCATGTTGCTGGTAGTCATTTGACTCAAGGTAAGAATGTTCTCTATGTTACAATGGAGATGAGTGAAGAAAAGATTGCTGAACGTATCGATGCTAATCTATTGAATACGCCGATCGATCAGATCGAAAACTTATCTAAGAATATGTTCACTGAGAAGGTACATGCGCTGACAAAGAAAACTTGTGGTAAACTTATTGTAAAAGAATATCCGACTGGTGCAGCCAATGTAAATCATTTCAGATCATTACTTAACGAACTAAAACTAAAACGTGACTTTGAAGCTGATGTCATCTTTGTTGATTATCTTAATATCTGTTCATCGTCTCGTATGAAAGCAATGGGCGGAAGTATTAATTCATATACATATATCAAAGCAATCGCAGAAGAAATACGTGG